AGCGGCTATCGCGGCAGGGTATTCTGAAAAGACTGCTACTATCAAAGGTTCTCAACTTAAATCTCAACTACATAATGAGATACAGAGAGAAGTCCAGAAGATAATTGCAGACAAGATTCCAGCCAGTCTCAAGTGGTTGACCGACCTTGCTGAAAGTGCTGAGTCTGAATCTGTCAGATTAGGCGCAATTAAAGACATCCTTGACCGCGCTGGACTTAAACCAGTAGACAAGGTAGAAACCACCAACATCGACCAAATGAGTAAAGATGAAATCATGCGGGAGTTAGAGGCACTTGAAAGGCTTAAGCACTGAACATTACCGTAAAGAGTTAGAATTAAAACAGGCTCTGAGAAGCCTTGTACGCTTCTCTCGCATCGACGAGTACGATCCCTACCCATACCAGCAGAAGTTCCATAAAACAGGATCAGAGGCCAACCAGAGGCTCCTGATGGCGGCTAACCGTATCGGGAAGTCTTATTCCGGTGCGGCAGAGATGAGTTACCATCTTACCGGCATATATCCTGACTGGTGGGAAGGTAGACGGTACGATAAACCCATCACCGCTTGGGCAGGTGGGGTTTCAAACGAAACAACGAGAGACATTGTACAATACGAACTATTGGGTTCCCCAGATGATCCTGATGCGTTTGGGTCCGGTGCGATACCTAAAAGTAAAATAATAAAAACGGAACGTAAACCGGGTGTACCCAACGCAAAAAGTGTTGCTCTTATACAACACGTTACGGGTGGGAACTCTTCTTTACACTTCAAAGCCTATGAAATGGGTGTTGACAAGTGGCAGGGACGTAGCGTAGACTGTATATGGCTTGACGAAGAACCATCCAGAGAGTTATACTCACAGGCTGTAACCCGAACACTGGACCGTAAAGGCATGGTTTACATGACATTCACGCCAGAATCGGGCATGACTGAGACTGTTGCATCGTTTATGAACAATCTACAGCCCGGTCAATCCTTGACAAACGCCACTTGGGATGACGCTTCAGAGACAATTACCTCCATGAAAGGTAATAAAGGCCACCTAAATGAGTCTGTTATGACCCAAATCCTCTCAAGTTACTCCCCACATGAGAGAGAAATGAGGCGATATGGACGTCCCAGCATTGGGTCCGGCCTTGTTTTCCCGGTACAGGAAGACAAAATAATGATTGATCCTGTAATTATTGAGGATCATTGGGCAAAGATAGCGGGAATAGACTTCGGGTGGGACCATCCAACGGCTGTAGTGTGGGCCGCTTGGGATAAAGACAATGATGAAATATATATCTACGATTGTTACCGACAATCCAAAGCATCACCGTCAGTACACGCCGCATCCATCAGGACACGCTCTGAGAGCGTCCCTATTGCGTATCCTCACGATGGCAATAGGAGAGACAGCATGGGTAATCCGGGTCTTGCAGACCAGTACAGGAGCCTTGGGTGCAATATGATGTTGGAGCATTTTACCAACCCTCCAGCCCTCGGACAGAATAAAGGCGGTAATTCTGTAGAAGAAGGATTAATGGATATGATACAGTATATGGAGCAGGGTAGATTCCATGTATTCAATACATTACCGGATTGGTTTGAAGAGTTCAGAATGTATCATAGAAAAGGCGGGAAGGTGGTAGCCTTCAAAGACGACCTAATGAGCGCGACACGATACGCAGTATTATCACGAAGGTTTGCTGTTTCTGGCAGTGATCCAACTTGGACAAACGATATAGAATATAAACAATATGGCATCATCTAAAGTAACAGACGAAGAACTATTAGCCAGAGTGCAGGGAGAAATCACTGACGCTCTAGGATATAATGATACTGTATCCAAGCAGAGAGAATCTGCTATGGATTACTACTATGCACTTCCATTTGGTAATGAGGTAGAAGGCAGGAGTCAGTACGTTGATTCTTCTGTTATGGATACTATCGAATGGATTAAACCGTCACTGATGAGAGTATTCGCTAGTGGCGATGAGATGGTTACATTTGAGCCTCATGGACCAGAAGATGTAGAGTCGGCAGAACAGGCCACTGATTACGTCAACCATATCTTTACCAAAGATAACAACGGTTGGGAAATCCTCTACACTTGGTTTACTGATGCTCTCCTCCAAAAGAACGGTATCGTTAAAGTATGGTGGGATGACTACGAAGACTGGAACCGTGAAGAGTATAACGGTCTTGACGAGCAGGAATTCAACCTACTTATCATGTCGCCAGATATTGAAGTTATGGAACATACCTCATATGTCGATGACTATGGTGCGAAACATGATGTCGTTATTAAAAGAACCTCATATACAGGTCGGGTAAAGATTGAAAACGTACCGCCCGATGAGTTTCTTATTAGCCGTGAGGCTAAAGATATTAAGGATGCTAGATTTGTTTGTCATCGTGTCAGAAAAACCTTGTCAGAGTTACGCCTTATGTATCCTGATGAAGACCTTGACCCTAGAGAGATAGGTGGTGGCGATGATGATATGTCGGCTTTCTCTTCTGAAAGACTTAGCCGTTATGAGTTTGATAAGTCTGCTGATTACTTTGGTGGCTGGGGTTCCCCAAATGATGATGAGGCTTTGCAGACATACTGGTTACATGAGTCCTTCATTAAAACAGATTATGATGGTGACGGCATTGCCGAACTGAGAAAGGTTTGTTCAGTAGGCAGTAAGATTCTTGCTAACGATCCTATCGACAAGGTTCCGTTTGTTAGTATTACTCCAGTAAAGATTCCGCATAAGTTCTTTGGTTTGTCTATTGCAGACCTTATCATGGACTTACAACTCATTAAGAGCACTCTAATGCGGAACCTCATGGACAATATGTACAACATGAACTTCGGAAGATATGCAGTTCTTGAAGGTCAAGCGAATCTGGATGATTTGCTATCCCAAAGACCGGGCGGTGTGGTAAGAGTTAAGTCACCCAACGCCATTATGCCGTTGGCTACGCCTCCTCTTGAAGCATCATCATTCCAGATGTTAGGATACCTTGACGAGCAGAGAGAGTCACGATCAGGTGTAAATAAATATAGTCAAGGTCTTAACGACAATGCACTAACCTCTCACACTACGGCTACCGCAGTGAACGCTACAATGACAGCCGCTCAATCCAGAGTAGAGTTAATAGCACGATGCTTTGCCGAAACTGGTGTAAGAGATTTGATGAATTGTATTTATGAACTTGTCCTTAAAAACCAAGATAAAGAACGTATAGTCAAACTACGCAATCAATGGGTTCCTGTCCGTCCTGATATGTGGCGTGACAAAATGGACTGCACAGTTGCCGTAGGTATCGGTAATGGTAATCGTGACCAACAGTTGATGCACCTGACTACCATGCTACAGTTTGCTGGCGATGCAATGCGCGGTGGACTTAACATTGTTAATGAAAAGAATCTGTACAACATGGGAGCCGCACTCATAAAGAACATGGGTTTCCAGAATATTGATGATTTCCTGACTGATCCTGAGATGGCTCCTCCACAGCCTGATCCAGCAGAGCAGGAAAAGATGATGGAGATGCAGATTAAACAGCAGGAACTTCAGATCAAAGCCGCTGACCTACAGTTGAAACAGCAGAAACTTCAGCAGGAATCGGCTGAAGCCGCTGTTGATGCTCGGTTAAAGGCCGCTGAACTACAACTTGAAGCAGAACAAAATAGACCCATTGCTATAGGATAAATATGAACATTGCCATCTGCGGTATGGCTCCACATGACACATCTGAAGTAGATAATTTTGATGGTGAAATTTGGGGATTACCTTGGGATGAAGGAAGGTGGCCTTTCTTTGACAGGTATTTTGAAATACATCCTCTTGACCTCTTAAGAAAACCAGAGGCGCATAGAAGAGATGGTTACGAAGACAGGCTTAAATCACTTCCTATTTTGTATATGCAAGAAGCATATAAAGATATACCTAACGCTATACGATACCCAATAGAAAAGGTTGTAGATAACCTTGGGTTTGATTACTTTAACTCATCTATATCTTATTTGATGGGAATGGCTCTTTTAGAAGGAGCAAATAAAATAGGTATATGGGGAGTGGATATGGCCGATATAGAGCCTACTCCCGGCGACCCATCGTATATATCCGAATTTGCTTACCAAAGACCAAATATGGAGTATCTTATAGGGCTTGCCAGAGGTAGAGGAATAGAAGTTTATATTCCAGAAAAATCGCCTTTGGCTAAATTTCATGGAGAAGGTATACCTTTAGGCTTGATGTACCCATCTTACCCAAAACGATACGGATATTTATAATGAGTAATGAACTAAGAGAGGAACACGCTAGACGCCTCCTCACTGATAAACTATTTAACGAAGCATTTGAAACACTAGAAAAGAATTTACTGAACTCTTGGCATTCTTCAGGAGTCAGTGAACTAGAAGCCAGAGAACAAATCTGGTTGTCATTAAGACTCCTTGAACGGATACGTCTACATCTAACCTCCATTGTGGAAACAGGAGATATGGCGAAGAAACTTAAGGAATACCACATATAGGAGATTATTATGGTGGATACGCAAACAGCCCCACAAGGTGAACTACCCAAACAATCGGGTAGTATATCCGAAGCCCAAGATGCGATACTCGGACTCATGGACTCGTTAGAGGAACCGGAAGAGAAAGAGGAAGCATCGCCGTCTGAAGAAGTAACTGAAGACGCTTTAGAGGAAACAACTGATGAAATTGAAGAAGAGGTTGAAGAAACCGAAGAAGAAATTTCTGAGGATGATGAATCTGAGGAATCCGATGAAGAAGAAGTTGAAGACGACTCGGAAGAGACAACTCTCTATACTGTAACAGTAGACGGAGAGGAACATGAAGTCACGGAAGAAGAACTCGTCAAAGGCTACTCCCGACAAGCGGATTATACAAGGAAAACTCAACAACTTGCAGAATATCGAAAGCAGATAGATCAGGTAGTAGAAAACTACAAGAACGAAACTGCCCAGACTCAGCAAGCCAGAGAACAGTACGTTAGTGCTGTCGCGCAAGCAATCGAAACTAACTATTCACATCTACAGCAATACCAGAACACTGATTGGGAAAGGCTTAAACTTGAGGATAGAGAAGAATATCTAACCAAGCGTGATGAATATCGTCAGGCTCAAGATCAGATTCAGTCTCTACAGCAAGCACAAGAGAAAGCCCAGCAGGAGGCGCAGGTTGAATCTCAGAAAGAGCATCAGCGCATAGTTCAGGAAGAGCATCAAAAAATGGTGAAACTTATCCCGCAATGGGCAGAGGACGACAAACGGCAAGCAATGGCTAAAGCCGTATCGGAATTCGCTCTAGGCAAGGGATATACACAAGAAGAGTTAAGTCAACTTGTCGATCACAGGTCAATTATTGTACTTATGCAAGCCAAAGCATATGAAGATATGCAGAGAAAGCAAAACACGGTTAGGTCTAAGAAAGTTAAAAACAAACCTAAAGTAGTGCGGAGCAAGGCTAAAGTAAGCAAGACTGATACTGATAAAGCAAAACGTGCCAAACAAATGAAACGTCTACAGCAGACCGGAAAGGCAGAAGATGCCGCAAGTCTGTTTGAAGATTTCGTAGAACTATAATAAAGGAGTCATTTTATGGCAATCGCAACAAATACTAGGACTACCTATAGTGCCATTGGCATTAGGGAAGACCTAAGTAATATCATTTATAATATTAGCCCAATGGATACGCCGTTTATGTCGAGCGTAGGCAAAGGGTCGTGTGACAATACCTTGTTTGAGTGGCAGACTGATTCTCTAACTGCCGCCGCCGCTAACCAGAAACTGGAAGGCGACAATAACATGGATGCTCTTGCAGTTTCTGAGCCTACTCGCTTAACGAATTATTGTCAAATTTCATACAAAGCCGTTCAAACGAGTGGAACGGCAGAAGCCGTTGATTTTGCGGGCAGACGCTCATCTCAGGCTTACCAGTTGGCTAAACGCGCAAAAGAAATTAAGCGTGATATGGAAAAGATGTTTCTGTCTGAGGATTTAAAAGTCGCTGGTGACGCAACCACGCCTCGTAAGACGGCGGCAGTTATGTCTTGGCTTGGTACTGGATCAGCAGGAACATCGAACATCATTGATGGTTCGGCTTCTCCTGTTGTGGGTATTACTAATACGGCGGTAGGCTCGGCTGTTGCAAGCCCTTCGGGTTCTGATGTAGTTCTGACGATGGCAATGATTAACCTCGCTATGGAGCGTTGCTTCACCCTTGGTGGTGAACCTACCGATCTTATGTGTGATGCTTCCCTCAAGCAGAAGATTAGTTCGCTAGGTGGTTCTGTCATTGCTGATCTCAGAAAAGAAGCGCCGGGTGCGGCTCCTGCTACCGCTGTCAACGCCATTGATGTTCTGGTGACTGACTTCGGTACGCTGAAGATTGTACCTAGCCGTCTGGGTCTGGCTAACCAGTTGTACTTCTTTGACTATGATTTCTGGTCAATCGACTACCTGCGGCCTTTCCAGACCGAAACCCTTGCCAAGACTGGCGACAGCATCAAGCAGTTGATGATTGCTGAATACGGTCTTCGTGCGAAGAATGGTCTGGCTAATGCGGCAGTTATCGGAGTAAAAGACGCTTAATGATAAAATACAATAACACTCCTACGATTGTTGTTGAAGATAATGTGCTTTCACCTGATTTATGTGAACACATAATTAACCTTGCCGAAAATAAAGGGCTTGGTGATAATCTAATAAACCGTGATGGTAAGTATATCCAAGATAAAGTAAGAACCAGTAAAGGTGCTTTCTTTGATTACGGTGACAATAATGTGTTAGACGGTGTTATTGAAGCGTTGTCCGGTATGTGCGGTCTACCTCCTACCCGGTTGGAACCTCTGAGTATTCAAAGGTATCAGCCGGGTCAGGAGTATAAGCCTCACTACGATGCGTTTCTTCCTGATGAAATGGAAGAGATGCCAGAATCTTCAAAGATAAAAGAAGGTGGGAATCGCTGTGTCACTATTGTTGCGTACTTAAATGATGTACAAGATGGTGGTGGCACAGTTTTTCCTGTTCTGGGACTTGCAATACAAGCAAAGCAGGGCAGGATTCTTATGTTTGGTAGCCTTGATGAAAACAAGGTTCCGCATCCTGCATCATTGCATATGGGACTACCTCCAGAAAACGGAGACAAGTGGATTATAACCTTTTGGTTTCGGGAGAAAGATGTAATGGTAACTAAGAAAGAACTTAAGAAAGCATTGAAGGCTAAAAAATCTGTCAGCACTGACAAGAAGCCTGTAGATGCTAAACTTCATGCAAAGAATGTGCATAATAAATTTAAAAAAATTGCCGCAGATAGAGGTGAAATGCCGTTATGAATTCATCGGGATGGAACTTCGATTCTCCAGATTCTCGTCCTTGGAAACTGGATATTAATCGTGACGGCACTGCAACTATTAATACTTACCAAGATGTACAGCCTATTATAGAAAGAAACAAACTTAACTTTAATAACTATGGCGACAAACTTACATTTGGCAAAGCGTCAGGAATGGGAACTGGTGACGGAGTAACCGTAGCATCAATTCCTACTAATGTCTGGGAACAGTGGTGCAGAGAAACAGATGACGCAATCAAGAAAGATAACAAACTACTAGCAAAATATTTGAATGATCCTGAAAACAAATACTTCAGGACTACACCTACGAGGATTTAAT